GCTACCTCTAAAGTACTTAAACATCTGTCTGATATAGTCCGCATGGGAGGGTGGGGGAAAGGGGTGCACATCGATGGACACAGGTGCCGTGGTTGACATCACCAGGGTGTGCGTATATGTGGGTATGGATACTATATCCGATACCTCATAGATATCCATTGGAGTGGCGGACCTAACAGGTCTGCATGGCGTTCTATCACCTAAGGGGACACAAGTGGTACTTTCGACTGCACCAGGTGCTGATATGTCCCCAAAGAGTGACAACTTGGCATTTGTAGTAGGGGCATCCTTCAAGTTTGAGCTTGCGCTCATCTTGCTGACATCGGACACCATACTAGCTGCCGAGAATGCAAACGTTGCTGCGTCCACCATCCAATTGGGGTGTTTCCTTTTCGATTGGAACTGTCCCTCTACGACTGTTATGGGTCTGAAATTTGCTGTTTTCGGTTCGGTGAAAGAAGCGAACACGTTCATTATAACAGTACTGGGGGAACCTACCGTGAGGGTTTCTATTACAAAGGGGACGACGGTGACCGTCCAATCCTTCTTTGTTGCTGGGTAATTGTCCAGATCCCACCAGAGCTTTGGTTGCATATAAGGCAGCTCTAACTCTAGTGAGTCTTGCTGAGAAACATCTAACAGATGCATGGAATCCTGACTAGACTGAACAACTGTCAAGGTCTCATGTGAAAAGGGAACAAAAGAGACACCTATACAGCCGTATTGCATAGGTGTGGTGACCAACTGAAAATTGAGCTTTATGCCCGCCCTAAAGAATCTAAAATTCTTAAGGTAATTCATTATGGTCGGGTTCTGCAAAAGCAAATAGACGGGATCGAAATGGTCCATTAAGGGCATTTGCAGAGTAAGGGTTTTTATCAGATACTCCCTAGACAGCAATTCGGTGGGAGTGCCGTCTTGGTAGGGATCGTCATCTAATTCATGTTTAAGCATTTTCTCAACTGTGACAGTTTCCACTGTGAGTTGTGAGGTCAGCTCAGTTTCCTGCGCCACAGGAGTGACGTCGTTCAATAGGGGGTTATTTTCTTGGTTCGCAGTTCGATGGTTGCTATGGCTTGAAGATATGAACTAAATCTCCAAGCAGCCTTTCTTACTACCGCCTAACCGGTGCAAGCTTTTTGACACAATTTTCGTGAGATAGGCATTATACGTAAAATAGTGTTTTCGGAAAAATTTATCCTAGTTTGTTGAATTTTGGGAGAGATCCTCCGCTGCTCCAACGGGCAGAGTCTTAAAGTCACGGTAAAACCAACCGCTGTTTGTCCACTTGGCAGATGACACGCCGGATTGCTTTAAATTAGCAGGACAGGGCCTTGATCTTGATCGGAAGGCTGTTGTCTTGCGCCTTATCACAACCATGATAGTTTTGTAAAACCAAATTCCTGTTTGCTCTCCAGGTGGGGACGCCAGGTTTACATTTCAGCAAGGTGACATCCTCATCGAAAGCGCCAAGGTATTCGGCGCGTACTTTATCGTAATGTTTCTTGGGGTAAAGGCTCAACTCATAAAAAGCGGCTTGCGACCGCATTTCAATCATCTCCTTCTTTGTGATACCTGGTACTTTGGTGGTATAATATAACATATCACGGATGGCGACCATCCTGAGGCGGCCAGCTGTAACTCCATTGTCTAACCGAACAAAGTCTCTACCTAGGAAATGGTCTTCCTCGGCATCAACAATGAAAGGCATAACTTCAGCCGTTTTTCC